AGCATGTCCTCCGAGATCATTGACTTCTTACTATTATATTACAACACTCCGATCTTCGCCAACAGTCAAACGAATTTGACAGCTTTGCACGATAATCTGAAATTTATTGTTGCGAAAAGTGATCATAATGAACAATAAACCGTTCAAACGTGAAAAAAACAATCATTTTGCATTCAAAAATCTTCTAAAAACTATTGAAATGCGCAACTGTTGATAAATTACCACAAAAAGAAGCCTTCGTTTTATAAATTTTTGCGTATTTACAATTTCAAAGTGTTTTGATAGTATATGGGCATAACAAGGAGATGAGTTGTGATCAACAAGCCTTCTGGTTATAAAAAAGACAATCACTTATATTTTGATAGACGGAGGGTTCCCTTAGCACGAAATTCGTAGAAATCCCTTTATACGATGTAATGTAACCCCATAACCCCAAACCCCAAAACATAGGAATCCTCCACTCCCCCCTTCTTAACAGCCTGTCGCATAAGCGACGGGCTGTTTTTATGTTCTGAAAAACAGGGGGGGTTTAGAGTTTCATATTGGATGCGCTTATGGCGTTACCGAGTTCTGTGAGACTTTCCACGAAGGCTGCGTATTTGCATATGTCAGTCATCTTAGATTTTCTTTTGCTATTTCCGAGAATGCTATAGATATAATCTCTTGACTGGTCGATTATATATGTTGGCGTTGTGTCGTGCTCGTTGTTGAATAACATGGATTTGAAGTTCTGAAAAAAAGAATAAATTTCATAATCTATAGAATTGTCATTCCGCTGCATGTATTCGAGAAGCATATCGATATAGCGCAAAGCTGAGTGTACGTACAGGATAGAGTTTTCGTTTATGTACAGTACAGTTTCCGGCACAAAGAAAGATGGATGTGCGAAACCTTTTATGCTGTGCAGGGCTTCCATTTTCTGGGTGGCTGACTGGTTGAACGAGTAACGGTTTTTGTATTGTTCAATGATAGAGAGCGTGTCCGCTGAATTATTTTTTGCTATTACGCGCCGTCTCTCGTTGATGTACAGTTTTAACTCCAATAGAAGAAAATATATATCCGGGGATGAAAAACGCTGCGAGTTTTTGATATACGGAAATGAACCTGTCATTCTTCTGAAAAATGAGTCTGCTGTGGCATAATTGTTTATTATGCTGATGGCTGCATCTACATTGAAATTCTGGACAAATTCCCTGGTTGCGGGCTGATACACTGTCTCGTTGTCAATGCGGGATACATAGGAACTAAGAAAGATTATCTTCTCTTCTGCGGTGAGTTCGTATCCGTTGAGGTTACAATAATTGATGGCGGAACAGGGGGCATCGGTTTGTGTTTCGGCATTGTTTAAGTCTGTCATAATGATCTCCTTTGTTTTTGTATGGATAAAAATGTAGCACTTTAACGCGATAAGTGGTAGGATATTTATGGATACAAAATTGTACAATATGTATAATTTTACAATGTATGAATAGCTAGAAGAATCAAGGGTTTATGCTGTGTACGACAATTGTGAGAGAGCCTTTAGGGGCAATTTAGGGGCAAAAAAAATAAAAGATGACCATTCAGTGTGAAAACTGAGTGGTCATTTTTGTTAGTTGATAATTGATATTGTGTCGACAGCCGCATTGTCTTTTTGCTTCATTTTTTTAGTGATATGAATGTAAATAGCTTTTGTTATTTTGTCATCGTGATGTCCCAATCGACGGGATATCTGTTCTGCTGACATAGTTTCTGCCAGAATCGATGCGTGTGTGTGCCGCAGCTTGTGCGGAGTTATCTCTCTGCCAATAGCCTCGAAAGATGCTATCTTAAGATGTATGTTATATGTTCCGTAGGACAGATAGCTGCCAGTCTTGAGATGCGGCATAAAAAGTGTGCTTTTAATTCCGCTTTCAAACATAGCCTCTTTGCGCCATAGCCGCAGCTTTTTGATGAGTGTGAGCAATTCCGGTTGTATATGAACATCTCGAATCGAGTCCTTGGTCTTAGCGGACGTAGCATGCTTAGTAGAGGGATAGTAAGTCTTTGTAATGTGGATGGTCTTAGACTTGATATCCACGTCTGAATCTTCAAGTGCCACAAGCTCCCCAATCCTCATGCCTGTAAGAATCAGAAAATAGGATATATAGTAGTCCTGCCAGTGGTTATCTATAAAGTAATTAAGTAATTTTGTTATCTCATCATGTTCAAGATATTCATTGCTGATGTCATATACCTCTGGTATTTCGTCGGAGCTCTCTTCGCTGATATAGTCGAGTTTTAATAGTATATCATGATTTGAGTGATAGTCGTTTTTCACCCCCCATTTTAGAGCGAATTTCAGATATTTTATATATCCGTTTATTGTGCTGATTTTTTTACCGGTAGCAAGAAGTTGATCATATATATAGCGGGGAGAAAGTTTGTCAACGAGGACATCATTACCGATTGTGCTTACACAACGATATATATATGATTTCTCAGTTACAATTGTACTTTCTTTCCTCTTGCACTGCCGCAATGATGCTATATAAGCATCAGCCAGCTCCTTGAGCGTTGTATCTGATCGGACAGGAGAGGAAGTCTCGGCTTTCTCAATCTTCCCGGCAAGGATCCTTGCCGCCTTGTTTCTGTTCTGCGGTGATGCCTTAGGCATCGTCACAGTGACCTTCTTCACCTTCTCTGTGAGCGGATCTGTGTACCTCTCACAATACTTGACTGTTCCATTCTTCTGTGTTTCACACCACATAAAATCACCATCCTATCTAAAAATAGGCATAAAAAATAAGCCTATCAAAAGTGGAAGGCTTATGGTATAATATAGTTTGCGATCACTGTTATTCATAAGCCTTCGGTTTGTGGGTAACTTCCCTCAGGTGTACCCGCACCTGGGGGATTTTTTTATAATGTGAAGATGATATTATTCATCCGCATCATCTGTCTCATCCTCTGTTGAATATTCAGAGGTATATGCTTCAGAACTTGACAGTGACTGTCTGTATTCTTCAGCAAGCATTGTTCTGTTGAACTCTGCAGTAGGGCAGATCTCATTTACAAGTTCTTCAAGTTCATCTATTGATACATTAAAGAACTCTTTTCTAAGATTTACCTTGTTTACTCGGCGATCATTAAGTCTCTTGTGAAGTTCGGTTTCAAGACCAGAAGCGTCATCAGAGAAAATAAAGCTGTGTACATCAAATTTGAACGGAACAGAAGCATCTCCAAGTTCATTAACTCTATCCTGTGGATTTATTCTTCTTGTCATTCCGACTTTGAATACATTCTCACCAAATGAACCCAAGTTACTGATAATATAAACATTACCAGCCTTACCATTTTGCAACTTTGCTATTTCATCCTTTTTGATTGTTACATCTGCAAGCTGAGCCTGCAGTTCAAGGATACGAGCTTGCAGAGCAGCAAGGGCTTCACCTTCTGAAGCTTTCGCCTGTTCTTTGAGGGAAGATATCTGATTCTCATATTTTGACTCTTCAAGCTCCACTTTTTTACGTTCGGCCTCAAGGGCCTTGCGCTCCTCTGCCTCCTGACGCATCTGCTCTTTGATTGCAAGCTGTTCTTGCTTTGCCTGTTCTTTCTTGACGTAGTAGTTATACTCTATCTTTGCGGCATTGATGAAAAGATATTCCATTTCACCTATGAACTTAGTAAGAGTTCCGGCAATTGTTTGATTACCTTCAGCTGCAATCTTTAGATACTTAGCACAGATATCTTTTATTTGTTCAATACCGTTGTCAAGCTTGTCATATTTTAAATTGTACAAGACGTTCTGCATCTCAGATTCCAGCCCCTTGACAATGAGGTCGTAAATCGTTTTGTTGGCTTTAGTAGTGTATCTGATAGCATATTGCTGTCTGAGAGTGTCAATGGATTTCTCGTTTTCTCTGTATGCTTTTCGCAAGCTTTTTATATCCATACAATGTAATTTAAGGATAACAGATGGGGCAATGAGATTAGCGTCCTCAATATCTGATTGGCTAATTCGGCATTCATTATATGGAATGTCAGCAGTGATGAAGTTATCTAATGCATATTCAATACTGCTGTAGATCTCCTTAGCACGAGAGATCTTTCGCTCCTGGGTCGCTACTGATTTTTGCAACTTATCATCTTTCGTTTGGAGTGTAGCAATATCTGAACGTAATTTATCTATAGTGGCAAGGCTTTCGGATATTTCGGCATTCACCTGATTAAGCTTAGCCATTGACTGCTGATGGTCATGCACCCCTAAATCTTGCATAGTCTTATTCATGTCTTGCATTGCTTGATTCATCTGAGCATTCTGAGCCGCAAATTGGGCATTCTGTTGAATAATTTGTTGATTGGCTTCCTTTTGTTTCTTTTCGTCCAAGGTCTTCATTATCATCAATACTATGCCGCCGATTGCTGGAAGTATAAGAAACCAGCATGCGCATAGAATAGCAATAAACCATGTACTTAAATACCATTTGTTTTCTTGTTTTTGATTCATCGAATCTCTCCCTTCATTTGTTAATTATTTTTGCAACCCATGTGCATAAGCCTCAATAGAATCTGCAGACTCCTTGTGAAAGTCATCCCGATCTATATGTCTGCAAGCATGGATATATGCCTCATTCAATTGTTCTGTTGTGAAGCGTGTATTAAGAAACACAGTATATGAACCATCTTCATTACACGTCACAGTTTCTTTTACTTTAGTTGCTTTCATATCAAGATACTGAACATATATATCATCCGTCATTGCTATCCCCTCCTTATTTGATTATTTACGCAATATATATATCAAAAACAGTGGGATGTTTTTTGCACAGCATTATTTATTATCTTTATTTTTGAGAGCCAAGAGCATACTCTGTACTATCTCTAAATCTTCGGGTTTGGCATCCCTTGCGGCATCGAAGAGAAGAGAGAGCTGTTTGTTCTCGAATATCTCTTGTGCTTTCTGAGCAGTTTCTTCATCAAAATAGTAAGATGGTTTTGAATCACCTTCAACAATCAGATCCCCAGGTTCAACATGTAAATAATTTGCTATATCTATAATCGTATCGAGTTTAGGCACTCTTGCTCCAGAGCACCAGCCGGATACAGTAGATTTGTCATAACCCAATGCATTCACCATATCGGACTGAGTTTTACCATTAAGATTAAGATAATATTTTAATAATTTTGCGAATTGGTTAGTTCCCATCTCTTTCACACTCCTTTAATATTGATTATACTCATTTTGTGGAATATAGCAATGCAAAAAGTAAAAAAAGTTTGCAAAATGTATTGACAGTTTGCAAAATGCGGAGTATTATTCAAGTATGCTCAATGAAAGGAGATGATAGTTTTTGCTGCCAATTAAAATTAAATTAGCTGCCGTTAGAGTAAATGCAGAGCTTTCACAGCAGGAATTGGCTGATAAAATGGGAGTATCAAGAGCTACTATAGGCAGTTGGGAAAGCTACAATACTAAGATGTCTAAAGCAGATTTGTGTCTCTTTGCAAGCATTTGTGGATTCCCAGAGGAAAATATTTTTTTACCATATGAGTTTGCAAAATGTGGACTAAACGGATAAGAGAAAGGAGATGAGAGCAATGAGCAGAGCGGTCAAAGACATACAGGTAATAGGTGTCAGGGAGATTGGCCGGTTGCCGTACATAAGCAAGGCGAAAATGATGAAGATATTTGAGATGTCATTATCTACAGCAACCAGACGTATAGCAGATCTTGACAGATATGTCCAGTCTGGCAGATATGGACCATACACCATACTGGATGGTGCCGGAGTAACAAGGGTCAATGTGCTTGCCTTGGTGGATTATCTGAAGTACAAGAAACAGCTTGACGCTGGCAGACGAGTGCCGCCGTTCGACATAAATAAGGTAGCAAAAGAAGCCGTCATAAACTGGGATGAATTAGATCCCTGACAGTAAAAAAGCACCTTTGGAATAGCAGTTCCGCCGGTGCATAGAAAAATACTCAATAAAATCATAGCAGAAAAGGGGAAGAAAAGCAATGAAGAGGAAGAACATGGATACAAAGGCTGTCAAGATGGTGAGCCTTGTAATAATGACTATTTTATTTTTGCTGTTGGCCTACAACATCTTATTCAACGCAGAAGTGCTGCTTGCACTGCCGGCGGTAGGATTGGTGGCGTACTTGCTTGGAACCGTGTTCACGGAGCTGGGACTTTATGGCGTGCTTGAACTTATGAACAGCATTGAAGATGCCAGAGAGGAATAGAACATGGTTGAGATGAAAGTGCTCGGAAGTCATGAAGAGTGGCTTAGGGCAAGAACCAAGATAGGCGGTTCTGATGCCTCGGCCATCTTTGGGATGAGCCCATACAAGACAAACGTGGAACTGTTTAAAGAGAAAGCATACGGCATAGAGCCGGAGGACATATCAGATAAGCCTTATGTCAAGTATGGAACAGAGGCAGAAAAGCATCTGAGGGAGTTATTCAAGTTGGATTATCCACAGTATCAAGTTGGATATGTGGAAAACAACATGTTCACGAATGATAAGTACCCATGGGCGCATGCAAGCCTTGACGGATGGCTTATGGACCAGGATGGACGCAATGGTGTGCTTGAGATCAAGACCACAGAGATCCTGCAGTCAAGTCAGAAGAAAAAATGGGATAACAGAGTGCCAGATAACTATTACATACAGGTGCTTCATTACTTGATGGTGACAGAGTTTGAATATGCGGTACTCAAGGTACAGCTCAAGTTTGAAATTGATGGAGAGGTATATTTGCAGACCAAACACTATCCGATAGAGCGGTCGGAGGTAGAGGATGACATTCAGTATCTTATTGATGCTGAGAGAAGTTTCTGGGAGAGCGTACAGGTGAAGAAAGAGCCGCCGCTGATACTCCCGGAGATATAGGAGAGATGCAATGTATTACAACGAATGTTCGCAGTGCGGTGCTTACTTGGATCCAGGCGAGCACTGCGACTGTGAGGAAGAGAGACAGCGACAGACACAGCGTATCATGTCGATGATACGAGAGAACAAGAACAATAACCAGTATGAGCTGGTGCTGAATTAGGAGGTTAAAAATGGAATTAAGAGTTAATGAGGTAGCGATACCGGAGAAGATTGATTTTAACTACGAAGAGCTCAAGGCTGAGCTTATATCTAAGGTCTCATTTTATGAGACGCTTGTCTACACAGATGACCAGATCAAGGACGCAAAGGCAGACAAGGCGAACCTTAACAAGTTAAAGAAAGCCCTCAATGACGAGAGAATAAGAAAAGAGAAAGAATACATGCAGCCGTTTAATGTGTTCAAGGCTCAAATCAACGAGATCATAGGTATCATAGACAAGCCTATAGCGGTGATAGACGAACAGGTCAAGGCATACGATGAGAAACGCAAAGCTGAAAAGCAGAAAGCCATTGAAGATCTGTTCTCTCAGATAGGTTTCCAGAACTTTGTCACGTTGGAAAAGATCTGGGATCCTAAGTGGTTGAATGCATCGGTATCGATGAAGAGTATAGAAGATCAAATGAAGTCAAGAATGTATGAGATCGGCAATGGAGTGCTTACACTCAGTCAGCTCCCGGAGTTTGGCTTTGAGGCTACAGAGGTATTTAAGGAGACATTAGACATTAACAAGGCCATTTCTGAGGCTAAGAGAATGTCAGAGATTGCCAAGGCAAAGGCAGAAGCTGAGGCAAGGAGAAAGGCTGAGGAAGAGTCACGAAAAGCAGCAGAAGAGGCAAGACGAAAGGCTGAGGAAGAGCGCAAGGCACAGGAAAAGGTTGCCGAGGAGCAGAGAGCCGCAATGGCAAAGGCTATGACACCACCAGAGGAGGTACAGCCGACACCAGTACAGGAGTCACAGCCGGAACCACAGAAGATGGTAGTCAAGTTTGAGGTAGAACTTACAACAGAAGATGCAACGGCTCTGAGAGAGTTCTTCCAGAGCAGAAATATAACATTTAGAGCGATTAAGTAGGAGGTATACAAGATGATTAAAGTAGAAATAGACTCAGTATCAATGAGAGGGAATACTCCGGTGCTAGTAATGGAGTTAGCACTTGCAATGAAGAGTTTAAGGGAGTCACTTGCTAAAAGATATGGAGAGGTTGCTACAGAAGAGTTGATAAGTAGAGCCATGGAAGCGTCCAAAGCTGAGGGAGACATTAACGAGATTATGAGTGACCTCATAGATGATGTCTTATTTAAGATATTGCCAAAAGCCAATATAAACAAGGACAACATAAGGGAAATGCCACAGGCTCTGAAAGAGGTACTGCGCAAGATGTTAGAAGATATGATTATGCATTAGGAGGTAACACATGGCAGCATCAGTGCAGATCACGTTAATTATATGCATAACAATAATCGTTTTAGTTTTCATAGGAGGTAAGAAGAAATAATGGCAGTAAATAACAGTTTAGTAGCAAAAAGTAAAGCACAGCAGAATCTGGGAATTACAGAGTATCTTACAAAAGATGCAATCAAGAATCAGATCAACAAGGTGGTTGGTGGCAAGAATGGACAGAGGTTCATATCTGCTATCGTATCAGCATATAACACCAACCCTACACTTCAGGAGTGCACGAATCAGTCGATTCTTTCAGCTGCACTTCTTGGTGAGAGCTTACAGCTTTCGCCATCTCCACAGCTCGGACATTATTACATGGTCCCATTCAACAATACAAAGACTGGCGTCAAGGAAGCTCAGTTCCAGATGGGATATAAGGGATATATTCAGCTTGCGATCCGTTCCGGTCAGTATAAGAGACTGAATGTTGTCGCAATCAAGGAAGGGGAGTTGGAATACTTCGACCCACTCAACGAGGATATCAAGGTCAATCTCATGGTTGATGACTGGGACAAGCGTGAAGAGGCTGAGACCATCGGCTACTATGCAATGTTTGAGCTTGTGAACGGATTCAGAAAGACAATGTATTGGAGTAAGGCTCAGATGCTTGCTCATGCGGACAAGTATGCACCGGCATTCTACAAGGACGCTGGAAAGGTCAAGACAAAGTACGGAGAGAAGCAGAGAGTATCATATGCTGACTATGAGGCTGGCAATTATGATCCGAGAGATTCATGGATGTATTCATCATTCTGGTACAAGAATTTTGATGGAATGGCTTACAAGACAATGCTCCGTCAGCTAATCAGTAAGTGGGGAGTAATGAGCATAGATCTCCAGAAAGCATTTGAGGGTGACATGGCAACCTTGGACGCTGAGGGACATCCTACATACGTTGAGAATGACAATGATGAGTATGTGGAAGCCACAGCAACAGAGATGAATGAACCAGAAGCACAGGCTCCACAGGCAGAGCCACAGGATACTCAGAATACACAGAACAGTGTTCAGGATCCACAGCCAGCACCGGCAGAAAATCCACAGCCAGAGATGAACGCTGCCGAGGCAGCACTGTTTGGAAGTTTCAAGTAGGTTACATTGACATTACATAATACATCACAACACGCAGCGTAATGTCTTAGCATATATCCCTGTTGCTTTTATTTGAGGGTGACAGGGGGAAAGGAGCATCGATGGCTCGGAACAGGTCAAGAGCCAAGTACGGCAACAGGAAAGCTGTAATAGACGGCATCACATTTGACAGCGAAAGAGAAGCACACAGATACACAGAGTTAAAGATCCTTGAGAAAGCGGGCAAGATAACAGGCTTGCAGCTTCAACGAGAATTTGAACTGATACCAGCTCAGAGAGAACACACGAATGAGATATATGAAAAAGGACCCAACAAGGGCAGATTCAAACCGGGAAAGCTCCTGGAGCGTAAGTGCTCATATGTGGCTGATTTTGTTTATTGGGACTTAGAAAACAACTGCATGGTTGTTGAAGATGCGAAGGTCATGAGAACAAAGGAATACATTATAAAGCGCAAGTTGATGCTCCACATATATGGAATCAGAATCAAGGAGGTGTGAGCCACATGGGAAATAAAGGGAGCTTTGTCTTTTATACCGAATACAGAGAGCATTTGTCGATGCTGCCGCCGGAGCAGGTTGGTGAGTTGATGTTTGCTCTGATGGACTACCAGGAGACAGGCGAAGTTCCAGATCTTCCAAAAGGTAGTGCGCTTGCCATGTGCTTCTCGTTCATCAAGAAACGGATGGACAAGGACAACTCCAAGTATGAGGAGCGGTGTGAGCGCAACAGGTCCAACGGCAAAAAGGGCGGCAGACCTACAAAGGAAACGGAAATTTCCAAAACCGAGGAAAACCCAAATAAACCGAATGGTTTTATTGAAAACCGAACGGTTATTTCTGAAACCGAGGAAAACCCAACCGAACCCCAAAAAGCCGATAATGATAATGAATATGATAATGATAGTGATAATGAGGAGTATATACATACTCCTACTAAGGCACGTGCGTGCGCACATGCGGAGGTGGGTAAGCCACGCAAGAAGTCTGAACCGGTCAAGTATAGCGATGATCCAGAGCTTAATGATGCCATTGTAGAGTTCATAAAGTTCCGGAAAGGTATCAAGAAGCCTATGAGTGACAGGGCTATAACGCTGATGATGAACAAGCTGGAGTCGTTATCTCACGATAAGCATGAACAGGTACAGATTCTCAATCAGTCGATAATGCAGGGATGGACAGGCCTATATGCGCTTAAGGATGACGGTAAGAGCCGAGGGCAGCCACGGAACGTGAATCCAAATGGATTTGCAAACTTCAAACAGACAGATCATTCTGAGCAGCTTGGACAGCTTGAGAAGATGCTGGCTGATGAGCTGAATAAATAACACACGAAAGGAGCCGAACCTCCGGCCGGGGTAATGCTATAGCGGGTTCCTGAGAAGTGAATGACATACAGAGAGTTTTTAGAGAGCAAGATAGAGCTTGCTACTGACAGCGGCTTTGAGGTCGATAAGAGCCGCATAAATAAAGCCCTAAAGCCACATCAGAGTGATGCGGTGGCATGGGCGCTGAAGGGTGGACGTAGAGCCTTGTTTGAGTCGTTTGGGCTTGGCAAGACTGCACAGGAAATAGAGTTTTGCCACCTTGCAGCAGAACATACCGGCGGTAGAGCGTTGATTGTATTACCGCTTGGAGTTAAGCAGGAGTTCACAAGGGATGCTGTAGAGCTCCTGGGCTATGAGAAACCTGAATATTGCCGAACCATGGAAGAGGTTGAGACAAGCACAAGTCAGATCGTTCTGACGAACTATGAGAGAGTGAGAGACGGAGATATAGATCCATCGTATTTTGCGGCAACCTCACTTGATGAAGCATCCGTGCTTAGATCATTTGGATCTAAGACATACCAGACGTTCCTTGACAAGTTCAAAAATGTACCTTACAAGCTCGTAGCGACCGCTACACCATCACCGAACAAGTACAAGGAGCTTATACACTATGCTGGATATCTTGAGGTAATGGACACAGGACAGGCACTTACAAGATTTTTCCAGAGGGATTCAACAAAGGCAAATAACCTGACACTGTACCCAAACATGGAAGATGAGTTCTGGCTGTGGGTTTCCAGTTGGGCATTGTTCATCACAAAGCCATCGGATCTCAATCCAGATTATTCCGATGACGGCTATGTGCTCCCTCCACTGGATGTGAGGTGGCACGAGATACCAATACACTACGGAGATTCAGTTGACAGGGACGGCCAGATGGAGCTTTTCACTCAGGCTAGTACAGGACTTAAAGAAGCCGCAAAGATCAAGCGTGAGAGCATAGATGCCAGAGTCGAGAAGATGAAGGAGATAGTTGATAGCTCTCCGGAGGATCATTTCATTCTGTGGCATGACCAGGAAGCAGAAAGGCACGCTATCAAGAAAGCCCTGCCGGAGACAGTGGACATATACGGATCCATGGACTACGACCTTAGGGAGCAGAGAGTCATAGACTTCAGCAATGGCAAGACAAGGCTATTTGCCACCAAAAAGTCAATCAGTGGTTCAGGCTGTAACTTCCAGCGATTCTGCCACCGGGAGATATTTGTTGGCATTGACTATGAGTTCAATGACTTCATACAGGCGGTGCACAGGTGTTACAGGTTCCTGCAGCAGGACACAGTAGTAATAGACATCATCTACATGGAGAATGAGCGGGAGATCAAGGACGCACTGATCGAGAAATGGAAGAATCATAATCACATGGTCAAGAAGATGATCGAGATCGTGAAGAAATATGGCCTTGATTCGGCAAACAAGACGGAGAGATTGGAAAGGAAGATGGGTGTGGAAGGTACAAGAGAAGAGAGAACGGTAAGAGGCAAGCATTATGAGGCTGTGTATGGCGACTGTGTGGAAGAGACAAGGGCAATGGAGAGCAACAGCGTTGATTTGATACATACGTCGATACCGTTCGGCAATCACTACGAGTACAGCGCAAATTATAACGACTTCGGACACAATCAGGATACAGAGCGGTTCTTTGAACAGATGGACTACCTGACGCCGGAGCTTCTGAGGGTGCTGAAGCCGGGAAGAGTGGCGGCCATCCACGTTAAGGATAGAGTGCTGTTTGGAAATGCAACAGGCACAGGCATGCCGACTGTTGAGCCATTCCACGCTGACTGTATAGAACACTATATGCGTTATGGTTTTATGTATTTCGGCATGATCACTGTTGTGACGGATGTTGTACGAGAAAATAACCAGACGTATCGCCTTGGATGGACTGAGCAGTGCAAGGACGGCACCAAGATGGGTGTGGGATGTCCGGAATACATTTTGTTGTTCCGCAAGCTGCCAACAGACCACAGTAAGGCATACGCTGATGATCCGGTTACAAAGTCCAAGGATGAGTACACAAGAGCACAGTGGCAGATAGATGCTCATGGATACTGGAGAAGTTCAGGAGACAGGCTGATAAGCAAAGAGGAGCTTGAGGGTGTATCTGTGGATAACTTACAGAGAGTGTACAGACAGTACAGCAGAGAGCACGTATACAACTATGAGGAGCATGTGGCACTTGCAAAGTACCTGGATACAGATGGCAGGCTTCCAGCCACATTCATGGTTGTAGCGCCGGGATCCTGGAATCAGCTTGAGGTATGGGATGACATAAACCGGATGAGGACGCTCAACACGACACAGAGCAGACGAAGGGCAACGATGCACGTGTGCCCGCTGCAGCTTGATATTGTTGAGAGGATTATCAACAGGTACAGCAATCCGGGCGATGTGGTATATGATCCGTTCGGCGGCCTTATGACAGTACCAATGATGGCGGTCAAGATGCACAGATTTGGCAAGGGATGTGAGCTCAATCCGGATTACTTCAGAGATGGTGTTGGCTATCTGCAGTCCGAGGAGAATGAGGTTGACTCACCGACGTTGTTTGATTTTCTGGAGGTGGGCGACGAGTGATAAATGGAGAGCTTATTGTTGATAACTTTGCCGGAGGTGGTGGAGCATCAACAGGGATTGAGATGGCTACAGGGTACAGCGTTGATATAGCAATCAATCATGATCCGGAAGCCATCAGGATGCATAAGGTCAACCATCCAAACACAAAGCATTACTGTGAAAACGTGTGGGCGGTTGATCCTGTGAAAGCTTGTGAGGGACATCCGGTAGCTCTTGCCTGGTTCTCTCCGGACTGCAAGCATTTCAGCAAGGCCAAGGGTGGGAAACCAAAGGATAAGAACATCAGAGGGCTTGCATGGGTAGCATGCAGATGGGCGGCACTTGTGAGACCGAGAGTGCTTATGCTTGAGAATGTCGAAGAGTTCAAGACATGGGGACCGCTCAACAGAGGACATCATCCGATAAGGGCAAAGCAAGGAGATACATTCAGGCAATTTGTAAAGCAGCTCAATGAGCTGGGATATGAGGTACAGTTCAGAGAACTTGTGGCGGCAGACTACGGAGCACCGACTAAAAGAAAAAGGTTCTTTATGATCGCAAGGTGTGATGGTGTACCTATCATGTGGCCAAAGCCTACGCATGCACCGGCAGACAGTGAAGAGGTCAAGGCGGGACTGCTCAAGCCTTATGTTGGGGCATATACACAGCTTGATTTCAGCCTGCCATGTCCGAGTATCTTTGACACATCAGAGCAGATCAAAGAGAAGTACGGCATCCGGGCGGTGAGGCCACTTGCACCAAAGACTATGCAGAGGATTGCAAGAGGGCTGAAGAAGTTCGTTCTGGATAATCCAGAGCCGTTTATAATTCAGTGCAATCACGGCGGTGAGAGAAAGCCACAGGATATAAGAGATCCAATGCCGACAATCACAGGCAAGCACGGATATGGAGTTGTAGAACCATATATGGTTCAGATAGGTCAGACTGGATTCTCTGCAGATCGTAGCAAAGATGTGAGAGAACCACTTACAACTATTGTCAGCAAGAATGAGCACTGTCTAATAAGTCCTACACTTATTCAATATCATTCGGAGACCAATTCAGACGAGGTGCGAGGTCAAGGCATAGAGAATCCGATCATGACAGTGGACAGTTCAAACAGATATGGCCTTGTGACTTCGTTCCTCAGCAAGTTTTACAAGACAGGGATAGGACAGGATGAGAGAGAACCGCTGCATACAGTGACAACATCAGCCGGACATTTTGGAGAGGTCAGAGCATTCTTGATTAAATACTACGGAGAGGGTACAGGACAGGACATAGAACAGCCGCTTGACACAGTGACATCAAGAGACCGGTTCGGTCTTGTAACAATCCAAGGCGTTGAGTATCAGATAGTGGATATTGGTCTCAGGATGCTTGAGCCAAAGGAGTTATATGGGTGCCAAGGGTTTCCGGATGATTACATCATAGATCATGACAACACAGGTAAGACATATTCAAGAAGTGAACAGGTTAAGAGATGTGGAAATGCAGTCTGTCCACCTATACCGGCGGCGATGGTGAGGTCGAATCTTCCAGAGCTTTGTGTAAGAAAAAGGATGCCAAACATGAGGATAGGCGAAGAAGAGAACGGACAGTTGTGTTTTGTTTAAAGAAAGGAGAACACATGACAGAATTTGAGATAGATGCAGCATTTAACACCATCTGCCGACCTGGGCGGGTGGTGAGGATCCTCACAAAAGGTGGGAAAGAGGAGAATGTCCCGGTGAGAGTTTGGAAGCGCTGGACAATCATCAAGGTATATAAGCACCATGTACTGATGCAGAGCGAAAAAGGCTACCATGAGAGCTTCAGCAACACAGACATAAGAGAGATGATCAGGAAGGGGGAAATACGATGGAAATAACACCAGAGAGAATAGAGAATTGCAAAACTTGCAAATACAAATATAGAGACGAGTCACAGGAACCATGCGCACACTGCACCAAGAATGCAGTTGACAACTATGAGCCGATGACCAACGGCGACTACATCAGGTCGCTTGGTGATGCGGATCTTGCGCAGATAATCATGTGTCCGAGTGAGGTTGGATTTGACGAGATTGGATTTGACGAGATTGTGTGTCAGATGGGTAAGCAACATTGCATAGAATGTACCCGCAGATGGCTTGAGGCGGAAAGGAAGGTTGAGGAGTGATGGCACAGATTCCAAATGAGATCAAACAGGATCCAAACTGGACAAGGGCACTTGAAATTTCCACGCAGTACAGTGCTGGTAAATATCCAGCTACGTGGGCATTGAACTTTATCAATGAATGGAATGCAGCCGTGGCAAGGCTGAGAAGATAGGAGTGTGGGGATATGACATTAGATGCAGCTATACAACATGCAAAAGAAGTAGCAGTAACACAAAATAATCAAGATTGCATTAAGTGCGCAGAGGAACATGAACAACTTGCAGAATGGCTTGAGGAGCTGAAAGAATATCAGCAGTTAGAGGAACAGGGCAGACTTATCAAGTTGCCTTGCAAGATTGGAGATGATGTATGGTTTGTCCCGAGCCAGGCAAACTATAAACTCAACATACTGAGCCACCACAGCAAAGCAAACAGAGTTTACCATCAAAAAGTTGCAAAAATTACATTTAGCATGAATGGTTGGTATCTGGAATGTGACAAAGATTTGGAATATGCAACAGATCACATTTTAGTAGACAAGATGTACAAGGAGACTTGGTTTCTTACAAAAAACGATGCCGAGGCAAAACTGAAAGAATTGAGAGGTAACCAGAATGGAAAAGTATAAATGCATTAAAGAATTTTATCTCCCAAAATATGACGAGAACGACAGCCCTACTGACGAATATGGAACAATTCACAAAGGAAGCATATATGAGCATGCAGAGGGCTATATAGGTGAATCGGATATACGATTGTATTTAGAAGATGGAGACGATGACTATGGTTATCTTGATATTTCTTATGAAACATTAGAAAAGTATTTTGAAAGAATTGCATAAGCTGAGAGAATTAAGAGGTGGAGAAAATGGCAAATAGAGCATTATTACACATGAACAAATTAAAAGATTTTGAAAGCTGGCTTGAAAAACAGGGATATATGATTTTGCCAACATCTAAAAATCCATATGAAATTTTAAGAGCAAAAAAAGATAAAGATACAGTAATCATCTATCAAAAAAGCGACAGCAAAGAGCATTTATCAATTATGGATAAAGACCATACTTTGATACATAAATTCATAATGGAAAGCAAGCCAAAAACCAACGCCGACAGAATAAGGAATATGTCGGATTACGATTTGGGAGATTTATTGCAGAGCATAAGTTCTGGTGCAGGGAATGGAAGCCCATTTATTTCTCTTTGCATTGATGATAATGAAATAACGATGAATTTTAGTGATATTTATGAATGGCTTCAATCAGAAGCGGAATAGGAGAAAATATGGAAGATAGATATTTATTCAAGGCAAAAACCTGCAATGGGAAATGGGTAAGCGGATTTTTACATTGTAAGGAAAATAAATGGTATATCAGCAATAAAGCAGGGGCACCATTTGCATTTGAAGTGCGACCAGATACTATCTGTCAGTGTACAGGCTTGAAAGATAAGAACGGCAAGCTGATTTGGGAGAATGATATTGTAGAGTTCCAATTTGACAATGAGGATTGTCCATTCCCAAATAAAGACACAAAAAAGCGAAAAGGAAAGGTATTCTTTTCGGATTATCGAGCGAGTTTTTCTATTGCAATGGGGAGACGTGGAAGTAAAAGCTTAAACAACGACGATTTGTTTAAATATATACAGTGTGGGAACAGAGTGAAAGTTATCGGCAACATTTTTGATGATCCAGAATTGATAAAGGAGATTTGAGCAAATGGTTAAAAGAAAACTGTATAAATGGATGTTCAAAAAGATATACTTTAGAATTTGCAATATCGAACAGGGATTTTTCATGGCAGGATACATGGACAGATCAAACGACTGTATCAGATTGGAGAATCTGCTGAATAAATACAAAGAATATATTATTTACTAGAGAGGTGATACATAATGGCATACGCAGGCAAATGCGATAGATGTGGCGGGTTCTATGACCTGCCATTTGAACACGGAGCAGCAATAAGGGCAAGGGTGGTTGATGTGTTCGATGATGCAGTAGAAACAAAGGATTTATGTCCGGATTGCATAGAGGAACTCTGTAACTTTCTTGATGGGGCACAGCTCAATGATCCGCTTGGAGAAAGACAGATAGGGTTTAAGGCTCAGGTAGACCCATATAATCACTTGATGAACAGATTTACCCGGAAGGAGTGAGAGGATGGCAAAATCAGATAGAAAACTACACGAAGCAAGAATGGCGGGTGCTGCATGGCTGATGAATGTCATCAAGACACAGGGCATGGAAGCAGCAGAGAAAGAACTCAAGGCCAGAGGAGCCATGTTTGTTCCGCTTGAGGTCAACCAGAAGCAGCTTGATGAGTCAGTATATAAGATCAAGTTAAATACGATAGACACGATCCTGATTATGTCCTGCATGGTCTTACGTGATGAGTTCGATTTTGGACAGAAGAGGCTTGATAGGTTCTGTGAAAGATTTAATTCAAAGACAGAGGCTATATGTGATGGGGATATCATATGGGATGATTTGATAGAAACGTTGAAAGAAGAAACAGGCTTGGAGTTCGCTATCCGGGAGAACAAGTAGGAGGTGAGGCGGTGAAAGCAAAAGAGTATTTAAGCCAGGTCAAAATGCTTGAAGATCACATGGACAGATTAAGCAATGAATACTTCAAAATGAAAGCGATAGCGATGAATCCGGGTGGATTTGACTATTCAAAGGAAAGAGTACAGACCAGTGCCGTGGCAGATACTATGAGCCGTACAGTTGGAAAGTATGTTGATCTTGAAACTGAGATGAACGAATGTAGAAAAACATTTGAAGATTTCCGAAATAAAGCAGTTCACCAGATGTGTCAGCTGTATAACACAAAACATACAGAGATATTATATCAAAGATATATAAACTATAAGTCATTGAAAGCAATCGCAGACGAAATGGGATACTCTTACGATTGGGTGAGACATGCTCATGGGTGGGCTCTGCAAGAGTTTCAAATGATATGGAATGATTATTTAAAATCTGACACATTCAAAACACATTAAAAGCACAGACACAACACATGGTTTTAGTGTAATATAGACCGTGAAATATTGATTCATAAGGGACATGACCGTTTGCCATTTCGGTTGTGTCCCTTTTCTTATGCCCAGTGGAAAATGTAAACTCCTAAATCGTAAAATGTGAACATGTCGTTATTGATTCTCTCCCCCACTGGGCTATTTTGTTTGAGGTGTGAGATATGAGTAAGATTAAAAGATTCGAGGTTGTGAGACCTGAATATAGTTTTGAATATATACATCCGATACTTGGTAGATTGGCTTTACCAATAGCCATGATAAAGGTGATGGTTAAGTGCACTAAGATATATAAATTCCAGTCAACTATAAATTGGGGTGGAGAGGTAAAGAATGTATGTAAACCGCTGTACAAGATTGTGATCCCGAAGAGAGTGAGAAAGTAACAGAAAGAAGGTGTGACATTATGGCTAAACTTACAGCTAAACAGCAGAGATTCTGTGATGAATACCTGATTGACCTTAATGCCACACAGGCAGCTATAAGGGCGGGGTATTCTTCAAAGTGTGCAAAGCAAATTGCACAGAAAAACATGACTAAAGTTGACCTGCGTGAATATATAGACAATCGACTTGCTGAAAAAGAAAAAGCGTTGATTGCTGATCAAAATGAGGTGTTAAAGTACCTCACAGCAACAATGAGACGAGAAAAGAAAGAATGCATTGTTGTAACGACCAGTGAAGAACGTTCGATGTATGTTCCAGATGATAACGGCACAATGAGAAAACAGACTGTCAAGAAAGAGACACCACAGATCGTGGAGATACCAGCAAGGCTGTCGGATGCCAATAAGGCAGCGGAGCTCCTTGGTAAAGCATATGGCTTATATACCGAGAAGGTGGAGGCTGATGTGGATATGGACCTCAACATCAACATCGACTATGGCGATGATGATGATACCAGCGGTGGTGGTGTTGATTGAATGTTGAAGTAAAAGCAAACCCGGGATTCAAAGAAGTAGATCGGAGCAAAAAACGATATATCGTGATGAAAGGCTCTGCCGGATCTGGGAAGAGTGTTGATACGGCACAGAATTACATACTGAGGCTGATGCAGGACAAGGGCAGAAATCTTGTTGCACTGCGAAAATCTGATATTACCAACCGAGACAGTACATTCGCCGAACTGACCGGATCTCTTTACAAGATATTTGGAGATAAGGCCGATAATTATTGGAAAATCAACAAAAGTCCTCTGAGTCTCACATGTAAAAGTAATGGAAACCAGATTATTTTCCGTGGTATGAATGATGATAGACAGCGTGAAAAGCTGAAGTCAATCACATTTCCAAGAGGTAAGCTCACGGATGTATGGCTTGAAGAGGCAACAGAGTTTACACAGGCAGACCTAGAGATAATAGATGATAGATTGCGTGGAGAGCTACCACCAGGGCAGTTTTACCAGATAAGAATGACCTTCAATCCAGTTAACAAAAACCACTGGATAAAGAAGGTCTTTTTTGATAGATACGATTCCGATGTACTGACACATCACAGTACATACCTGGGGAATCGTTTCATCGATGCGGCATATCACCGCCGTATGGAGCGTAGAAAGGAAGTTGATCCTGAGGGATACCGTATATATGGACTTGGAGAATGGGGCGAGATAGGCGGTCTCATCCTGCACAACTGGGAAGTTGCTGAGGTATCTCAGAACCTCAATGATTATGATGATATCGCAATAGGACAAGACTTTGGATTCAACCATGCCAATGCCATCCTCCTTCTGGGTATCAAGGATGATGATATATACATCCTAGATGAGATATATGTGCATGAGAAAGAGACGGCGGAGATTATTCCGCTGGCGATTCAACATGCTATACCAACGAATAAGACAATGTGGTGTGATTCCGCAGAGCCAGATCGAATCAAGACATGGAAGGGCGCTGGCTATCGTGCAAAGGGTGTTGACAAGGGTGGTTCTGCTGGATCTGTCAAGGCTCAGATAGACTGGCTCAAAGGTGTGGTCGATAAGAATCACATTATACGACGAAGAATATATGTTGCTCCTCATTGTGTAAACACGATCAAGGAGCTGCAACAGTGGAAATGGAAAAAGGATGAAAAGACAGGCGAATATCTTGATGAGCCTGTACCGGTGATGGACGATGCAATGGCAGCTCTTAGGTACGGCATTGAGGGATGGCGTAAGCCTCGTTCATGGCTGTTTTAAATTGACATGAAGGAGATGGAAGAATGCTAACCCCTGACGAGATAAAAGAATTGATAGACAGTGACCGCACATCAGAAAAAAAGCAGTTCGCCCGGACAGGCGAAAGATACTATGACGGCGATCATGACATAAAGAAGTATAGATTGTTCTATTACAATGCGGACGGCGAACTGGTAGAGGACAAGACCAGAAGCAACGTGAAGATACCACATCCATTCTTCACAGAGCTGGTTGACCAGTGCACCCAGTACATCCTATCAGGGGATGGCATTGTAAAGTCCAACGACACTGAACTGCAGAAACACATGGACAAGTATTTCAACAACAATGATGAGTTCATGTCTGAGCTTTCTGACGCTATCACAGATATGCAGGTCAAAGGCTTTGCGTATATGTACGCATACAAGAATGCCAAAGATATGATGTCATTTGCCAATGCTGACAGTATCGGAGTTATTGAGGTCAGAGCCAAGGATACGGATGATGGCTGTGCATACACGATATACCACTATACAGACAGGATAGACAAAGGACACAAGACAATCGAGAGAATACAGGTCTGGGATGATAAGCAGACATATTATTATGTCCAGGTTGATAATGGGACGGTGGTGCTAGATGACACTGAACTAATCAACCCAAAGCCTCATGTACTTTATACAAAGAATAATGGAGATAAGGCCACCTACTTTGATGGATTTGGCTATATTCCATTCTTCCGGCTGGATAACAACAAGAAGCAGTTCTCAAGCCTTAAGCCTGTAAAGCCACTCATAGATGACTATGACCTGATGGCCTCAAGCCTGTCAAACAACCTCATAGACTTTGATTCCCCGCTATATGCTATCAAAGGCTTTCAGGGAGACAACCTGAATGAGCTTCAGACAAACCTCAAAACAAAGAAGATCATAGGTATAGGTGAGGATGGTGACGTAGATGTCAAGACTGTTGATGTACCATATCAGGCACGACAGGCAAAACTGGAGCTTGATGAAAAGAATATATACAGGTTCGGCATGGGGTTGAATACCGCCGGACTCAAGGACACATCAGCCACTACGAATATAGCCATCAAGGCGGCTTATTCTCTCCTTGACCTTAAGGCAAAAAAGATAGAGAAAGCTCTTAGAAAGTTCTTGAGGAGGATAGTAGAGATTGCCATTGACGAGATCAACAAGGCTGAGAACAAGGCATATAAGGCCGAGGATGTTTATTTTGAGTTCGCTCATGAGATTATGAGCAATGCACAGGAAAATGCACAAATAGAACTTACAGAGGCTCAGGTAAGGCAGACAGAGATCAATACAATACTTAATGTTGCAAGCATACTTAATGATGAGACTATTATCAAAGCTATCTGTGATTGGCTTGATATTGATTATGAGGAGATCAAGGACAAGCTGCCTAAGAATGAGGAGGAGAACACGAAAGAGACTCAGAAGGTGCTTGATAACATCAATACAGATGGCGAGAATGGAGGTGGAGCAGATGGAAAATAAAAGATACAAGATAGATTTAGATACAAGAGCGGTGCTGGTGCCGGCTGGTGAGGTCATTGGTGTGTATCATGACAAAGATGTGAACCGACTGACTTTTGAAGTACCAGGAATATATAAAGGTATAGATCTCACAGGTTATCAGATATCAATCAATTACATGAATGAGGAAGAGCAGAAAGATGTGTACCTAGTCAATGAATGTAACATAGCCATGGGCGCAAACGACAAACCGGAGAGTATAACATTTGATTGGGTGGTAGGTGCTACTGCATGTGCGGTACCTGGAACTGTCGGCTTCACTGTATGCTTCAAGAAGCTTGATAGTGAGGGTAACATCATCAACGAGATCAATACCAAACTCACGAGGATGAAAGTCCTTGAAGGATGTGAGGCAGTTGAGAGTGAGATTGAAGAGCGGTATATGACAGATCTTGCAGGACAGCTGTACAAGGAGCTGGACAAAGTAAAAAAACGTGGCAGTGATGTCAAGAAAAGGCTTGCGGCGGTCATCACTGGTAAAGGTGTTGAGACCGCAAGCGGTGATGATTGGGAAGTGGTTATTGATAATGCACAGAAGATATCAACTGGTACATCGAATACACCGATATTAAGCACAACGATGATATCCGGTGTAGTACAGTGCCGAGTGACACATAAAATAGATAACACATTGGATTAAAGGGGGAAGTATATATATGTTGACAAATAATTCCGCAGGGCTTATTAGTGTAAACCTTCAAAGCACCTCAGGCAATTATGTTGTATGTAAAACTACAGAAGGCAAATCAGTCAGTGCAAGTTACTCCTGGCTTAAACAGTTGTTTAGCGCACTATTGCCTTTAAAAAATGTGCCTAGCTCATCCGCAACCGGAGTTTATTTGGTATTAGGAACAGGCACAACACCAGCGACAGTGGCAGATATAAAGCTTGAAAATGTGACAGAGGACTATGAAATTGTCACACAAACAAAGGCTATACCACTGAAATTCTCAAGCTCTATGATAAATATTACAAGGGTTATACAAAACACAGGCAATGCGCCACTAACCATATCAGAGGTTGGATTATATGCGAGCTATGCAAATGCTTTTACAGGAGCAATGATGTTAGCACATGAGGTCATTGAGCCAGTCACATTACAGCCGGGCGAGAAGCATTCATTCACAATGGACTTATGCGTACAGTAGACATAAAACAAGGTTAGATTTTAGCCTTGTTTTTGGGGGTAAAAGATGAATAAAGCACAAAAGCAGGTTGCACAGGCACAATTAAATAGAGAAAAGCAGGCAATCAAAGAACTCAAACAGGTATATCAGCGGGCATTGAGAGATTGTGAGCAGAAGATAAGAGAGCTTTCAGAACGAACTGATATGGAGAATCTGCAGAGCATCATCTATCAGAAACAGTATCAGGAGGCTTTGAAAGCGCAGCTTGAGGGTGTTCTGAGTAACCTGCAGTCTAACTCATATGCAACTGTGTCTGACTACCTGACGAAGTGCTACAGAGACGGATACACAGGCGTCATGTATGACCTGCAAAAGACAGGTATTCCAATCATCATGCCGATAGATCAGGCGGCAGTTGTGAGAGCTATTCAGACGGACAGCAAACTCAGTAAGTTGCTCTACGACAAAATGGGCGAGGATGTGACATACCTCAAGAAAGCGGTCAGAGCAGAGGTGTCAAGAGGCATTGCAAATGGCTCAACGTGGAATGAGGTGGCTGGTAAGCTCTCAAGACACATGGCAAATACTCCATTTCAGAAGGCTTATAACAACTCTATCCGCATTGCGAGGACTGAAGGGCATCGTATACAGGTACAGTCAGCGCTGGACGCTATGTATATTGCAAAAAGCAAAGGGGCAGATGTATTGAAACAGTGGGATGCCACTCTTGACGGAGCAACGAGAGAACATCATCAGATGCTTGATGGACAGATCCGGGAAGTTGATGAGCCCTTTGAGGTTGGTGGTCGTAAGATTAAGGCTCCTGGAATGTTTGGAGATCCGGCAGAGGACTGCAACTGCCGTTGTTGCTTATTGCAGAGAGCAAGGTGGGCGCTGGATGATGAAGAGCTTCAGACTCTGAGAAAGCGAGCGGAATACTTCGGGTTGGATAAGACAAAGGATTTTGAAGAGTACCAGACGAAGTACTTTAAGGTGTCGTTTGAGATTGAGCATGAAAAAGATGTTGCAAATACCCAAAACGGTGATAGTATAAGAGATATAATGTTCAAGGCATCAAAGTCTGATGCTGGCATTATTAGAGATGAAAAAGCTGTTGTTGACGCATATTCACAGTTACCGGATAAAGTTCAGAAAGCAATGGCTGATGTAACCTTTAATATGGGGCAGAACGGCAGTAGTTGTGATGTGAAAAAAGGCATTATTAACGTTGCCAAAGGCGCTGAGAAAGAGGATATAGACCATGAATTTGGACATCTGATAGAAGAACGTATGCTGAATCCTAAAGTTGTGGAAAAGTATAAGAAATATTTAACTGAGGGATTAAGCGATAAAAATATTACTACGGAAATATACGAAAATGATGCAGGGCAAAAATTTGCAATATATATTTTGCATGGCGATAAATTTATTAGCGAATATCAAGGCAGGTTATATGTTAGCCGCATATCTGATGCTGTTAATCCGGATGGAAGTATAAAAACTGAATTTTTATTGGAATCCACCTCAGAGCTTTTCAGAGTGTATCAAAAAGATAAAACAATCCTTAGTACATATGAAATCGGGTTAGTAGAGGAGTCTTTAAAATGAATTTAAAAGAAGAATTTTTAAATATTACATCGTATGAAGAATATAATAAACAAAGAGAAAAGTTTGGTACTTTGCCTCGTGATGCAGAATTTTTATCTCATTTAGACAAGTTGTATGGTCCAGGATACGTAGGCGGAGATATAGCCAATGGAGTTATAGAAGAACTATATAAACCCGGCAAAAGACACATAGGAGAAGAATAGAAAATAATGCTAGATGGATTACGAGCACTGTACAGAGATGTATGGTGTTTTTTTATGCAAAAAATAGGAGGATGAAAGAATGCAGAAGTACATTGGAACAAAACAGATTGAGGCAAGACCGATGACAAGAGGCGACTATAACAATTACAAAGGATGGCAGATTCCAGCGGAAGAAAATCCAGCAGATGAAGGCTATCTCGTAAGATATTCAGATGGATATGAGAGCTGGTCGCCGGAGAAGCAGTTTAACGAAGCATACAGACCATGTGACAACATGACGTTTGGAATTGCTCTTGAAATGCTCAAGAAGGGCTTCAGAGTTGCAAGAAAGGGTTGGAATGGCAAAGGAATGTTTGTTGTATTCCAGAAGGGATATCCTGATGGCATACCATGTAACAAGCAGACCGCAGAAGCCTGGGGAATCAGCGAGGGTGACTTATTCAAGTGTAACCCATATCTGCAGATCAGATGTGTTGATGGTTCACACTCCATGTGGGTGCCGAGTATAAACGATTGTCTTGCTGAAGACTGGGTAATAGTGGAGTAGAAACGGAATAGCAGATAATTCAGACCGTGTTTTTACCATGGTCTTTTTTTATGCCCAAAATCGGCTCAAGGCAGTAAAACTGTGACCGACAAAGAATAACTCCGGCAAGAGTGATAACTGCCATGTGTGGCTACGATTAAAGCCAGAAAGGATGGAACAATGGAATTAAAGGAACTGTTAGGAGATGACCTGTATAAGCAGGTACAGGCGAAGATTGACGAGAAGAACAGCACAGAGACAGATAAGCTCAAGCATGTAAGATACACAGATCTGTCCGAGGGCAAGTACGTCAGCAAGGAGAAGTATGATTCAGAACTTGAGAAGCTCAACGGACTGATCACCGGCAAAGACACGGAGATTGGCAATGCAAATAAGCTCATTGAGGAGCTTAAGAAAGCTTCCAAGGGTGACGAGGGCATGCAGCAGAAGATATCAACTTATGAGACAGAGAATGCAAGGCTTCAGAAAGAGCTTGAGGAGACTAAGGTCAACTCAGCTATCAAGGTGGCTCTGCTTGAGGCTCATGCGGTTGATACTGATTATATGGCCTATAAGATCAAGACAGCCCTCAAGGAGAAGAATGAGGAGCTTAAGCTTGATGATGAAGGTCACATAAAGGGATGGGATAACATGCTCACAGACTTAAAGACACAGTTCCCAGCTCAATTCACAGCTTCATCCGGCTCAGATGATGGCGAGAGGCACATCATTGAGAATAGACTGCCAGATCCTACAAATAAAGATACAGGACTGACGAGAGAAGACATATTGAAGAAATCATATGCAGAGCGTGCTAAGATTGCCCAGGAAACACCTGAGCTATATGAAGCTGCTATGCATGGAACAAAGTAAGGTAGAAAGGAAAAGGTGAAAGAATATGGCAATTACAAAGGTAAGTGACCTCATTAACCCAGAAGTAATGGGGGATATGATTGATGCAAAGGTAGAGGCACAGGCCAAGCTTTTAAAGTATGCCCATGTTGATACATCCCTTGAGGGTGTACCAGGAGATACAAAGACAGTTCCATCATGGAATTATATCGGCGATGCTGAGGATTTTGATCCGGAATCAGGAGATGAAATTGAGGCATCTAAGCTCACAGCAACAAAGAAGACATTCACTATTAAGTGTGCAGCTAAGAGCGTATCAATATATCAGACAGCAATCAATAGTGGTTTAGGGAACCCTGTTGGACAGGCTGAGACTCAGCTTTCAAAGTCTATTGTAGGCAAGTTGGATAATGATCTGCTTGATGCTGCATACACATCAGAGAATGTATATACACCAGATACTCTTGCAGTAATCGGATATGATGGCATTGTTGATGCTAACACAAAGTTCGAGGATGAAGAGGATGGAATAGAGAAGGTTATGTTCATAAACCCTAAACAGGAGGGAACGCTTCTCAAGGATGACAACTTTAAGTCAGCGGACAAGTTTGATAAGAGCGTTATTGTGACAGGCTCTATAGGTAAGATTGGATCATGCTGGGTAAAGAAGTCAAAGAAGATCAAGCTCATGACTTATGAGAAAGACACAGAGAAGGGAACTATTACTATAGTGGCTGATTCAACTGCTGAGTCAGACACAAACAAGCATCTTAGTACAGTTCAGCCAACATGCAAAGATGAGCTTGTAATCGGTGATAAGGTTAAGAGCCTTGCAGCTGGTTCACAGTATTATCTCTGCCCTATTATCAAGCTCCAGCCTGATTCAGATGAGACCGAGTTTACAGAAGAGGAAGCTCCAGCTCTTACAATTTTCCTCAAGAAAGATGTTCAGGTTGATCACGAATGGTTACCGAAGAAGCAGAGACATGATATCACAGCATCTAAGTATTATGGTGCTGCACTCACCAACGCTTCAAAGGTTGTACTTGCTAAGTTTAAGAAGTAAGGCGGTGGTCATATGATCATGACTGTCGATGAACTTAAGAAGTATGTAGACACCGAGGAGAAAGATTCAGTGCTTGAGGCTAAGCTTCAGGCACTGGAACTCCTGATCAGAAAATATACAAATAATAATTATCAGGACAGGAACAGGCGGTTTGTGGCTCCTGTGGACGCTGTGACAGGCTTTCAGTATGCATCAGAGCTGTTCAAGGTTGGCGACACTATACAGGTGTCAGAGTCACGCTACAACGATGGCTTGTACACCATCAAAGCTGTGGATATGGACAATGGACATATAGAGGTGAATGAGGAGCTTGTAAGCGAACCGGTCGTCATGGTGACAAAGATAGTATATCCGATGGATATCAAGCTGGGAGTTGCCAACATGCTTTCATGGGATTTGAACAACAGGGATAAGGTTGGTGTGCAGTCTGAGACCATCAGCAGGCACTCTGTGACCTATTTCAACATGGATGGCGACAATTCCCTCATGGGATATCCAAAGTCGCTTCTTGGCTTTTTAAAGCCGTACATGAAAGCGAGGTTTTGAACATGAGAGGAATAGGCGGAAATGCAGTTGCGGACATACAGATCAAGAGCATAACCAGAAATGAGATAGGTGAACAGGAAGTTGCATGGGTGTCAGAAGATACCTTGACCGGCTGGCTAGACCTCTCAGGCGGTGACAGTAAGTACGCAACATATAATGCCAAGGTGCAGGAATCAACGCACATGTTCATAGCTGATTATAAACGTCTCAGTGACATGATCAAGGCTGAGAACAGCCGTATGGTGGTTAATGGTCAGGTATATGACATCATGCTGATAGATGATCCGATGGGGATGCATGAGCAGCTTGAGATATATCTGAAGTACACAGGAGGGCAGTAATGGGAAATGTGGAGTTCACAGACAACAGAATAAAGGTTGAGGCGGCTCTGGATGATGCTGTTATTGCCTTTCTGTACGAAGCTGCCGGAGAGGTCGAGGCTCAGACGAAGAGAGCACAGACGAGAGTAGACACAGGACAGACAAAAGGTGCATGGACGCATCATGTAGATGAAGATAAGGGCGAGGCGGTTATTGGTAATCCTCTTGAAAATGCTATCTGGGAAGAATACGGCACAGGCGAATATGCTTTGAAAAAGAATGGCCGTAAAGGCGGATGGTGGGCTCCTGTGGGACCTGATGGAATGAGCTTGAAACAAGCCAGTAAGTTCAGTAAGGTAAAAAAGGATAAGGCAGGAAATATAGTAGCTGTTTTTACCTATGGTAAGAAGCCACTCAGACCTTTACAGAAAGCCTTCGACAAGACAAAGGGCAAGATCATCAGGCGACTTGGCTCTATTCTCAATCAGACGTTCAGTGAGTAAGGCGGTGATGGCATGACGACAGAGACATTATCATATATCAATAGCGTACTCACAGATGAGCTTGAGATTCCATACGCATTCATGGAGTGGCAGGATGACCCGCTGGAGGCATATTTTGTTGGTGAATATTCAGAAGGTGATACACCTGAGGAAGATGGATGTCAGGAAATAACATTCATCATAGACGGCTTCACAAGGGGCTCTTGGCTCAGCCTGGAGAAGTACAAGCAGAAGATAGAACAGAATATTGAACGAACGGCAATCCTTGCAAGTGGTGCGGGGGTTGCCGTTTTTTATGGGAATGCGTCCCCAGTGCCAACAGGGGATGCAGACCTCAAACGTATACAGATCAATTTGACTATTAAAGAATATAAGAATGGAAGGTGATTATATCATGGCAGATACATTAACTTATGAAGAGTTTAAGTCATCCGGTATCACAGACAAGACACCGAAGAACATTGTGTTTGGTGCCGGAACGATTCACAAAGGGCTCAGGTATGACGCATCAAAAAAGACATGGAACTTTGCTGAGTCTTTGATCGGTGCAACATCCGGCGGTACAAAGCTGTCAATCAAGCCTGAGCTCAAGGATATAGAGGTCGATGGTGCATCAGTTAAGGTTAAGGAGTTGGCAGTTAAGACAGGTGAGACAGCACAGATGGACACTAATATGGTGGAGCTGTCGCCTGAGACGATCAAGATGGCTATTATCGGACAGAATGGCACATCAACAGCGGAAGGATACGATGTGATCGAATCCAAGGCAAGAATCGAAAAGGATGATTATATTGAGAACTTCGGTTATATCGGAAGATTCTTAGATGGTCGTCCTGTTATCGTGATCTTTGACAATGCGCTCTGTACATCAGGCCTTGAGATAGAGGGCAAGAACAAGGAGAATGGCACATTTGCGCTGACTATGGAGTGCTATGCGGATCTGTCACCGGCAGCTGATACATTGCCATACCACATCTATCTGCCTACCGGTACGACAACGGAGCAGGTTCAGCAGTCTATAGATTCCAGTACAGAAGTAACAGACTAATTGACATAGAAAAGGAGAGATAATCATGGGAACAACCGAGATAAAAAAGAATAAAGATGTAGTAGAGAATACCGAAGTAGTAGAAGATGCCGAGGCAACAGAAGATGTGCAGGAGATCAAGCCATATACGCTTAGGAATCCCAAAGCAACAGATATAGCCGCATTCTTGAAGCTGTTCAGTAAGCTGGGAGTAAAGGACTTCAAAGACTCGTTCAGCGGCAATGGGTTCAAAGAGCTTATAGCCAAGGAGCGTGAGAAGGCTTCTGGTGATGGTGAGGATGATGAGGACACATCGAAGTTCCTTGAGAATGTGGGTATTGGTCTTGCATTCGAGCTTGTAGATGTGATCCTGACAAAGCTATCAGACTGTCAGCGTGAGGTATTTGTCTGCCTGTCACACCTGTCAGGAATGACAGTGGATGAGGTAGCAGATCTTGACCTCTCTGTATTCACACAGATGTTGTATGATGCGGTCACACTTCCAGGTTTTGCGGATTTTATCTGGGTTGTTTCAAACTTGTTCAAGAAGAGACAGTAGGCTATCTCAAGTTCATGGATCTGATATTTCGCAGATATGCGGATCCGTACACTCTGCTTGATACGATGATAGACAATCAGAGCTTTGATGAGTTTGTATGCACGTTTGTGCGTCTTGACGATGATGATAAGCTCTGGGATATGTATATTCACAAGTGTTGGGAAAATATATCATTCAATGACTTCAAGGCAAGGCTGTACGGCACATCAGGTGGCGGTTCACAGCCAGTCAGATCAGGGGCATTTGAGAGCAGAGGCGAGCTTGAAGCAACCATAAAGAATTCTATGTCAATCATAGAAAATTTTAAGCCATAGGGGCACACAGAACGTGTGTCTCTATTTTTTTATTATCGAGGAAAGGGGGTAGACCCTTTTGGAAGTATTTAAGATACTGGGAAGAATCGCAGTATCAAATGAGGATGCGAATGAGAAAATTGAAGAGACTGGCGACAAGGCAGAGAAGACAAGCAAAAAGATGAGTTCTGTGTTTGGCAATATCGGCAAGTTTGCGCTCAAGGCAGCAAAGGTAGCCGTTGTTGCGACAACAGCTATGGCCACTGGAATAGCTGGCATTACTGCTAAGGCTGTAAGCGAGTATGCGGACTACGAGCAGCTTGTTGGTGGTGTTGAGACACTGTTCAAGGACAGTTCAGATAAGGTTGTTGAGTATGCGAATAATGCATATAAGACGGCGGGGTTGTCGGCGAATGATTACATGGACACTGTAACGAGCTTTTCAGCTTCGCTGTTGCAAGGTTTGGAAGGCGATACAGCGCAGGCTGCCGAGTATGCGAATCTGGCCATAACAGACATGTCAGATAATGCCAATAAGATGGGCACCAGTATGGAGATGATTCAGAACGCATATCAGGGCTTTGCAAAGCAGAACTACACGATGCTTGATAACCTCAAGCTTGGTTATGGCGGCACTGCATCCGAGATGGCTAGACTTATCAATGATTCTGGTGTACTTGGTGACACCATGACTGTGACAGCAGATAATGTCAATAGTGTATCGTTTGATAAGATGATAGAGGCTATTCATGTTGTGCAGACTAACATGGATATAACAGGCACTACCGCAAAAGAAGCAGCCACGACAATACAAGGATCCATCGGCATGGTGAAGTCCGCATGGGCTAATCTGCTCATAGGTATGGCAGACCCATCTCAGGATATGGGAGTGCTGATGAATAACCTTGTTGATTCGGCTATGGCTGTAGCAGATAATCTTGTACCAAGGATAGCCGATACACTGCCGAGGGTGGTTACAGGTATATCAAGTCTTGCACAGAAGCTGGCACCGTACATACCGCCTCTTATTGAGCAGTTACTGCCATCATTGATACAGGGAGCGACATCGTTGTTGTCTGAGGTGGTCAATAATCTGCCCGGAATACTTGAGACATTACTGCCCGGCATAGGTGGGGAATTGGGACAGTCGATATCAACCGCTCTAAATTCTGTTTTTAGCACCCTGACATCGATTTTACCATCGATTCTGCAGTTGGTTGGACCTGTGCTGACAACACTGTCAACACTGCTTAATCTGCTTTTACCACCGATGATGCAGATTATTCAGGCAGTTTTACCGCCACTTACGAATCTGATCAATATGCTTTTGCCGCCGGTGACTCAGATTATTCAGTCTTTATTGCCTGTATTGATGTCTATTCTACAGCCTATACTTGGTTTACTGCAGCCATTTTTAGATTTGCTAACTCCGATCATTGATTTGGTGATGCAGGTGGTCGGACCACTGACAGATCTTATCAATATGATATTACCACCACTGGCGGAAATACTTTCGATGCTGATGGAAGATTACCTAAATGTGCTGCAACCAATCCTTGAATGGTATTGTAAGATGCTTTCAGGAACGCTTAAGTCTGCTATCAAGTTGATAGTTACAGCGATCAATAACTGTAAAGAATCATTTGCTGCAGCTTGGCGGGGAATCAAGAAGGCGTGGAACGCTGCACCAGAGTTCTTTAGTGGAATATGGTCAAGTATTAAGGGCACATTCTCTGCCGTAGGCACATGGTTCAGTGATATATTTGGCAAGGCTTGGGCTGGTATAAAGAATGCATTTTCACCGATGGTGAATTTCTTTAGCTCTACATGGCAGAAGATTAAGAATATATTTAGCAAGGTCGGAACAGCAATAGCAGACGGCCTGAAAGGTGCTGTGACATCAGCGGTCAATGCGATACTTAGTAAAGCTACAGGGATTATCAATGGCTTTATCCGGGCAATCAATTCGGCTATATCAGTCTTGAATAAGATCCCAAAGGTGTCGATATCGAGAATAGATGAGCTTGACGCTCCGCAACTTGCTGAAGGTGGTGTGCTTAAGCGTGGTCAGGTTGGTATCCTTGAGGGTAATGGAGCTGAGGCTGTAGTGCCACTTGAGAAGAATACTGGCTGGATCAGGAAAGTTGCGGAGGATATGGCAGATATAACAGGTGGAACACCTGTGGGAGGTGACTCAGAGTGCTTGAATGTACTGTATAAGATATTAGAGATCATTAAACATATAGATGATAATCTGTATGACCTGATAGTGAAAGCTTTGACTGATGGGGTAAGACTAAAGATAGACGGCAGGGAGTTTGGAAGGATGGTGAAGGCGAATGCTTGAACAGCTTAGATATGTGAATCACTTAGGTGAGACTATAGAGTTCGGGAAGAAGGGTATCTTTGCCAACTCAAACGATCTCAGAAACTACGAATATACATACGATAGCAGCAGGAACCGTGCCGAAAATTTCAGAACAGGGGTGGTCTCAAAGACCATCCCTGTTGTTATATCGGCAGAAAGTAAGAAGAAGTGTATCGATCTTAAGAATAGACTGTATGAAGTCTGTGAAAAAGACATCATAGCAGAACAGAAAGGGAAGCTCTATATAGGTGATTACTATCTTGAATGCTATGTGTTTAGTTCGGCGAAGAGCAATTATCTTGACGTGGCTACATCGATGAATCTGTCACTTAAAGTAGTAACAGATGGTGGCAGATGGATGAAGGAAGAGTTGCACAACTATAAGCATGTACCAGATAAGTTTATTGAAGGTAAAGGCTATGAGTATTGTTATGAATATGATTACAACTCAATTTCTGACAATATCAGTAAGCTTGAGGTGGACGACTTCAGAAACTGTGATTTTGTACTCAGCATACATAGTGGTGCTGTTAATCCAGTCATATATGTTGACAATCATTACTACAGCGTTAGGTGTGTTGTTGGCGATGGAGATAAGATCGTTATTAATTCTGCAGAGCTTACGATAACTCTTGTGAAAGCAGATGGAACCCGGGAAAACATGTTCAGATACAGGGACAAGCAAAGCGATGTGTTTGAAAAGATATCCCCCGGGAATCATCGTGTGATGTGGAATGGAAGCTTTGATTTTGATTTAAGTGTAATACATGAGAGAGGTGAACCAAAATGGACATAAGGTTGATATACACTGATGCAGACAGGGTAGAACAGGGATATCTCAGGAACTTCAGCGCAGATGTGGATGTTGCAAAGGATAAGGATTTTGAGATAACTGTAGCTAGGGATAATAACATTCTGCGAGGTGGCTCATGGTGGTATATCAACAACACAGAATACGGTGGCATAGTTGATAATGTTGGAGTTGTTACTGCAGACAGGGAGATTAGGTATACGGGCCGGAATCTCAGAGGCATACTTTGCGACAAGATTATTGAGCCACCGAATGGCGAAGACTACAGAATCGTAACAGGTGATGCAGTTACAGTGATCAATAAGCTCATTGAAGTGGCTGGACTTAGCAGCATATACAGAATGACAGGCGAATCATGGAATGTACAATCATTTCAGTTCAACAGATATGTGAGTCTCTATGATGGCATATGTGCGCTGTTGAGCACCCAGAACAGGGTCCTCAGGCTTGTGATTAAAGATGGATATGTGACTATGAGTAGTGCGGTGCCTTACGATTATACAGAGGATAAGGATTGTATGAGATCGGATATCAACTACAATATCACACAGGTCAAGAATGGATATAATCATCTTATCTGCCTTGGTCAAGGCGAGCTCAAAGACCGTCAGGTGCTGCACTTGTACGTTGATAAGGTGGGAAATATCACTGATACGCAGACATATAAAGGCTTGGAAGAACGCACAGCAATATATGACTATAGTTCGGCAGCAAATATTGATGAGCTTAGAACAGGCGGTATAGCAAGAATACAGGAGCTTAATGTGGACAGCTTAGATATGACACTACCAGATATGTCAATGCAGATTGGGGATATTACTGGTGGTACAGAGGATATTACAGGAATCACCGTCAAGAAACAGATAACAAATATCATAGCTAAGATAGATGATAACAGCATAGACATTGAATATTCGGTGTCGTAGCGGAAAGGGTGGAAATATGAAGATAATAACAGGAAAAACAGGGAAACCACATGTAACGAGTGCAGATGATAGAGCCTTGCACAGAGCAGAATGGGATGGCGATGGATTTTTGTCGGTCTCCCAGCCACCAGTGCTGGTTAATTCAACGACACTTAGAGTATATCCGTGTGACATTATGTTTCAGGGGTGCCATGCTAGGGTTACAGGTACATATGAAGATCTTACTTTCCCCAGTGGAGAAACAGGTAAAAAGCGAGTTGATATTCTTGTTGCAAGATACACGCTGTCAGAGGAAGGACTTGAGGATATGTCATTGCTGATCTTGACAGGGCAGCCTGTAGAATCCTCACAGGAGCCACAATCACCTGTGTATGAAACTGGCATAATAGCCAATAATGTAAGTGTCGCCGACATGCCGCTTTACAAAATTATACACGATGGAATAAATGCGAGTGGGCCAGTTGCGATTGCATCAACTTTCCCCCCACTTAGTAATAAATATACAAAAGAGGAGTCAGATTCAACGACAGAGAATATCATCCAGGAGATATCGAAAGTCGGAAAAACAGCCGCAAAGGCACAGTCTATTGCAAATGACGCAGCATCAATGGCTGAGGAAGCTATAGGTAGGGCTGAGGAAGCGCAGAGAACAGCAGACACTGCATCATCGAAAGCGGATAATGCACAGAACACGGCAGATGCTGCAAAAACAGATGCTGCTAATGCGCAAAGCTATGCGGAAAAAATTGCAACAAAAAGCCTTGTTATATCTGATATAGTAGGCGCAACAGCGACTATACCAGGAACTGACGCAGGAACGACACTTCAATATGCCGTTGATGTAGAGCTTCCAATGAATACGGGTAGAATATTAGTTATTCCTAAAAATATCCCTAGTGGTGTCACATACATGGGATATGAAGCTTCTTCAATAAATCAGACTACATATTCGATAACTGTAAAAGCAAAAAATACAAACAAAGCAGATTCAAATATAAGCTTAGTTGTAGTAGGAGTTGCAAGACCTAAGAATCTTATATAGGGGGTTGAGCATGTATATAAATTTTGAAACAATCATTCAGGTCGGAAAGGTGCTTGGAGCTCTTGTGCTGATAGGAGGGATACTCATATCAATATATAAATGGTATTCCAGGCAGAATGAACAGGATGTGGAGATTAAGAAGATGAAGGAAGAACAGTGTCTGCTTACATATGGTACACTTGCATGCCTGAAAGGTCTCAAGGAACTTGGATGTAATGGACCAGTCACAGAGGCTATTGACAAGATGGAAAAACATCTGAACAAAGCGGCACATGATCAGGAATAGGAAGGAGATATAATCATGGATAAGTTAGCAATATTATTATTAGTTGTTGCAGTAATTTGCACGTTAATCACAGTTATCACAGAGTTTACAAAAGAGGTTGGGATACTGAAGAAGATTCCAACCTCTTTTCAGGTGCTTATAACAAGTCTCATCATATGTGAGATATGCTTGTTTGTAGCATTATCATATTTCGATATTCGGCTGCTATGGTATTACCCTGTAGCTGTATTCTTTGGTGCTTTTATTATTGCATTCATCTGTACCAGAGGATGGGACTATCTGATCGAAATATTTAAGCGATTTTACAGAGGCGGAGATATGGAGAGAAAGGAGCGTGACGGGAAATGAATGGAATAGACATCAGTGCATGGCAGGGGGATGAAAATATAGACCTTGCCAAAGTGTCATACGACTTCTGCATCGTGAAAGCAACCGAGGGAACAGACTACAAGAACAGATACTTTACAGCGCATTGTGATAAGGTCCTGAGTAGAAAGAAGCTGCTGGGGGCATATCACTATGCCAACGGCGGAAATCCCCAGAAAGAGGCTGACTACTTCCTTGCATATGCAAAGAAGTACATCGGCAAAGCAATCCTCGTACTTGATTGGGAAGCAAAAAACAACCATCTATTTGGTGTCAAGGATCTGGAGTGGTGCTTGCAGTGGTGCAGTTATGTGCAGAAAAAGACAGGTATTAAGCCACTGATATACATCCAGAAGAGCACTATGGATGCAGTGAAGAAAACTGGTTTTGGTCTGTGGGTCGCTCAGTACCCAGATTATGTTGAGACAGGCTACCAGGAGCATCCGTGGAACGAGGGAAAGTATAATTGCTTGATCAGGCAGTATACATCAGTTGGCAAACTCTCAGGTTACAACGGTAACCTTGACCTCAACAAGGCATATATCAGCGCTGCGAGCTGGAATAAGCTGGCAGGCAAGGCTAAGATCAAGCCTACATCTACGACAGCAAAGAAGAGCGTTAACACGCTGGCTAAAGAGGTGCTGGCGGGCAAGTGGGGCAACGGTACTGATCGTAAGAATAGACTCACAAAGGCTGGATATGATTACAATAAGGTACAGGCAGCAGTCAACAAGCTCGTCAAGGCTTCACAGATGTCAGAGGACAAGATCATCAATGCAGTTGCTCATGAAGTCATCATAGGCAAGTGGGGCAACGGACAGGAGCGTATCAATAGGCTTAAGGCAGCGGGGTATAATCCAACTATAATCCAGAACAAAGTCAATGAGATTTTGAAGTAG